ATCTCCATTTCGCCGTCGAGAAGCCCGGTTCGTGTGAGCAACCAGAGCCGCGCTTTCTCGATCGTTTTGAACGATTCTGGCGCGATCGCCCCGACCGAATCGAGCTGGCTTCCAGGAGGCGCAATCCTGGTTATGTTTTCGGCCGCCGCGCCGGAGCGGTATTCTTCCGGCAGCGTATCATCAAAAGAAATGGTGCGTTGAACGTCTTTCGCGATGCGCGAAACAATGATCCGATTGAGCTGCCCGTCCGTCTGCGGAAATGATTTGATCTCGTCGAAGGAATGCGACCGCGCCCCTCTTTCTAGATTGAATGTGAGGCGGGTCGCGGAATCGTTATGGATATACTCGGCAGTATAACTCGTTTCACCATGAACCGACCGTGACCGGAAGATGTTGACTCGTTGCCCCTTGAACCGCTCGTCTGCCGTGACGAACCATTCTTCATTGTCGATCGAAACAGTACCGAAGCCGGTGATCACCCGCGTCGTCATCGGTGCGATCGCGTTTCTGTAGTCGTCCTCCGTTACGAGGCGCAGCGGATATTCGAGAGAGCTTTTGTGAAAGCGATCGTAGAAGCCCCGCTTCTTGTTTCTCGTTGATACGTGAGACCAATAAAAATAAAGCAGCTGGTCAATCGACTGGATGACGTGTCGATTCAGGCCGACCTCGACCGATTTCTTGAACGTCCCCAGGTTCGACTCGATGATTCCCTTCGCATTCGGGTGGCCTGGCAGGTGTGTGCGAACCTCAACCCCGAGGACATCGCAGAAGGTATGAACGGCGGTCGATCCGCCGATCCCGGATCCTTTGTCGCAGAAAAGGATTTTCGGCAATCCGTAAACCGGGCTATCTGCGAGCGGGGCTTTGTAGCCCTCGAGCGGGGATTTCTGTTTCGGCAACCAGAGCCACTGCAAGAACTTCAACCAGACCTCCGCGCGTTCTCCAAACACTCGCCGGCCAGGGAGTGCCGGTTCCGCGAACGGGCGAATAAAGAAGGCTTTCGAGTACATGTCGATCGCGGCGAACGTCCAAACCTTCGCGAGGCCGCGCTTTTGCAGATCGTCATCCAGGTGGGTGTCACCTGCCGGGTAATCGAACGGAACGATCTTCCCACGCAAATCCATGAAATAGTGCTCCATCGGGGTCGCATCAACGACACAAACATGGTTCGCATGTTCCGCTTCCAGTCTGTGCGCCATCGGTGTCCGTGCGAACGCTTTGAATTCCAGCCCGTGTTTTTTCAGAATTCGATTCCACTGGCTGACCGAATAATCGAGTGTGAGTTGCCCGGCAGATTGCAGCATTTCGACGGCCATCGTCGTCGAGACCCCGTATTTCGCTTTTTCTCCGGGCAGCGTTTTTACAGATGCAATCTTCATCGCTTCCTCTTTTTCGCGGATCAATATCGCAGAGGATTTGCGGCTCTTTCGAGTTCGCGGTCCCTCTGCGATATCAGAGATCTGACGGTTTCCTGCTGTGACAGCGCGAAGCTTTTTAATCGCAGTTGCGCGAGTTTTGATCCCGGTGAACTCCATGAATTCCCGCAGGACTTCACCGCGTTGTGCTTTTCGAGTTGCCTGCTTGTATCGCGTCGCATACATCAAAAGGATATCCTGTCCGATCTTCCAGCTCTTCATACAATCCTCACGGAACCATGGGCTCTTCGGTTCTCTGCTCTTCTCCAGGGTGTGTGTAGATGATTGGTGACCATCGATCCCGGAGCCGTTCAATTGCTGCATCGATGCCGGCGATTGCCCGTCCCATGTGTCCGGCAAGCTTTGCGTCCACGAGATCGGGAGGGATGTTGTCGATCTGACCGAGCCGATCGAGAATGGCTGTGAAGGATTCGTCGAGCAGTTCGGACGCTTCGTCACGATGCGTAACGAATGCGATCCGCATCCCGTCCAAATCCTTTTTCCCCATGACATCCTGAAGTGTTTTTTCCAGGGAATTGATCTTTTCGTGCAGCTCACGCTTTTCGTCTTCGCTCTGATTAAGCGCCTGGTTGAGAGTGTTTACAGCCTCTTTCGAATTATTTAGAGCGCTCTTGAGTTTCCCCTCTTTCCCCTTCGAATCCTGTTCGACCTTTTTCTGGAACGATCGGATGAACGACGGGAGATCAACCGTTTCGCCTCCCGGAAGAATGACGTGGCCTTCGGAAATTTCAATCTCCCCTTTCTTGAGCGCCTCCATCATCTCCGGATCTTTTTTCAGAGCGAGGAGCCCTGAAACTGATTGGTCCATGAGCTCGCCTGCGTTTGGCATATCGCCGAATGCATCCGCGATCTCGAGCATCCGCTGGGCCGTTCTGATTCCGTTTCCGAACATCCCGATGAGCCACTCGTTGAACGACTGACAATCATCGATCAGATAATATTTGTGATCCCGGACATCGCGGAGGCACAATCCGATTTGATGCAGATTCGACTTGATCTGATCCTTGATCGAATGAAACTGTGCCTGCTGCGCCGGAGAAAAAACGATCTCGCCGCCTCCGCTCTGATCAGGCAAAACCAGATCCTTCGTTTGCTGCTTCTTAACTTTTGCCATCTTTTAACCTCGTTATAAAAAGATCTTTCTCTAGTTTCTGTTTCACAAACCATCGCGCCTCGAGGACGCGATGGTAAACCGTGGTCGATATTTTGTAGCTGTTGTAGTGCTTCTCGATCAGATCCGCTTCGCGCAGTGTGAGTACTGCCCGCTCCACCGCTCGTCGGTTTCGTCCGGTTGCAAGGACGAGTTCATCGATCGTCCAGCTTTGCGGTTCGCGATTCCAGACAAGCTGTAGAATTGTGATTTTCAGATCTGACCGCGATTGCATCACGCCACCTGCAACCTGAGTTCGTCGAGCGTCGTTTGGGTGCAGATCCCGTTCGGGAACAATCCGACCTTCGCCTGAAATTTCCGGATCGACTCAAATGTCATCGGCCCGAAGTCATCATCGTCACGGATGCCGAGTTTTCTCTGAACCTCACCGACAAGCACCCCCTGAGAGCCGATCCGCAAAGAGGAGGATTTGACCGACAGGTCATCATTCTGCATGATGATCACGGCAAAGATCTTCGTCCGTGCGTGACGCTCGTAGGCCCATTCGTACGCCTTTTTCCATGCGCCTTCAGGAGGATTCATCTTTCCGGTGACGGTAACGCATCCGGCAGAGGCCGGAGCGTATCCGTGAAAGTTGTCGGCAACGATTCCGTTCTGAACATAGTCATCGTCATCGCCGAGTTCCAGATCGCGGCTGCGCCAGATCGTGAATGACTGATTTTGAACCAGAGCCTGGAAGCCGCGGTGCCATCCTCTACGCCACGCGTACGGATAGTATCCGGACGCGATGTAATTGCACGCTCCCTGTCCGGCCAACTGTTGCTTCTGATATTTTATATGCGGATACGATCTGCCCGGAAGCACCTCGATCTCATCTGCATCAACGAGCAGAATCGTGTCACAGATATTGTCGCCGGTATCCTTCACAAAGTCCCCACGTGTATCCGTGTTTCTGAACACGACCACATGCGGAGTCGTTATATCAATCTTGAACGAGTTGCGCTCGTAAATGCTCTTCAAACGTTCCTGTGTTATCATTAAAATCCCCTCCTTCTCGCGCCCGGTCCGTCCCTGGCCGAATCGCTGCTACGCTTTTAACTATGCACGCTCTACACCATCCATGTTGATACGTTTTCAAAACCTTCGCACCGCATCGCGCGCATCTGATCGGCTGTGCTTCGCTGACCGATAGCGATGATGCGACGTTCATGTTTATTTCATCGCACCAGACAGAGCTTCTGCAATTCTCCCGATGGCTATGGTGAGCCCGATCGCGATCAGCACGGCTGCGATGACGACGCCACCTACGATCGTTTCGCCCGGATAGTACTTCAGCAGCCATTCAATCTTATTGCATCCCGCAGCCCATGCGCGCCGGATCTTCGCAAAAATTTTCACCGGATACTTCAACTCCGCTTCCGCATCCGGCACCAGCTTTTCGGACGACTTCTTCGCGGCACTTGAAACGGCATCGCGGTCTGCCATCTGTTCTGTTTTTTTTGCCATTCGTGTTCTCCTGTATTTTTATGAATCAAAATGATTCCGTCTTTTGTCTCACCGCCGAAAGAATGACTCTAGAACTTGTGCCGCAGACGAAAGAACAGCATCCTTCGAAAATGAACTGACACTCACTCCGATGTACTTACACGCCTCATCGATCATCGCTTTTTCATCGACCTGGCAGGGAAACCCGACAATGGTTCTGTCTGTACCTCTCTGCCGTTTTATGCGGAATCCCTGCCGATTCAGGAGTCGGCGCAATGCGGCGTAATCGAGTTCTTTCTTCTCCGCAAACGATTTGATCGTCCCGCCTCCGGACACATGCTTTCGCACCTGGTCAATGATATCCGGAGGGTAATCGTATTTCATGTTGTATGTCATGAGATCCTCAGTTGTATTTGCTGGATTCCATCTTGTGCCGAATGTCATCCGCTTGATTGTTCAGGCTGTCCAGGAAGCTGGTAAACTCACAAGCAAGCCCCTTTTTTATCAGAAAGAGCCCGACGGCTGATACGAAGTGAATCAGAGTTGTTCTCTTGTATTCGATGCCTGGATCTTTCTGCATTTGCTCGACTTCACGCATGACGGTGAAAACATCTTTGTGTGTGACCTTAACCATTGCCCCGTCCCTTACGCGACCTTTCGCGGCCATGTGCGAAGCTGCGGCCAGAGCGACAGCACCTGCGAATCGTTCAGTTCGAGATCGTTCTGGATTGTTGCGATATGCGAAATGCCAGCAAGACGCCCGTTAACTGTATCGCTTAACGCGCGATAGTTTATATCGAGATCCGCTGCTGCTTTGGTCAGGTTCCCGTGCTTCATAATGAGCATTCCGCGAACACTTCTGAGGCTCTCCGGCTTGATCTTTCTCCATGTTGCCTCTTTTGCTGAAGATCCAGCCAGCGCAACCGCGCTAGCCCTATTATTCATTACACTCATATTACCCTCTTATTAGTTAAAGATTTAACTACTGAGTGGCCGATAATAGCTTGGCGTGCTCCATTTCACGGGATAATCCCTTTGTTTTGGGCTTGCCAAACTTCCGCCAATTTGGCGGAGGATTACTACTACCACTACTACAGGTAGTATCGCCCAAAGCTTTGGGAATGTCAATAATAAAATCCCAATATTTTGGGATTTGGAGATTTTTTTTGCGTGATAGACTTAAAGAGCTTCTGGAGTGTCTCGGGGTGTCGCAGGCTGAATTTGCCCGCGAGGTCGGGCTGTCGAAAAACCAGCTTGGCGAGGTGCTGGCCGGGAGGGCGAAGTCGATCTCAACGCCAACGGCAGCCTTGATACACGAGCGATATGGTGTGTCGCTTGAATGGCTCCTCGTCGGGAAGGGTGATATGTTTGGTGGTAGTGGGAGTAGTAATCCTGCGACAAATCTGACGGAGGATTCCGGAGCTGAACAACCGCTCCGTGAAGGACAGGTGATCCCGCCATCTAATCCGGAGGAAACCACAACCATCCCAGGCGGGGTGCCGGTTGCGACACTTCCGACTATCGTGCTGCGGTTCTATCCGGGCGGTATCCCGGCGGGTCCGCTCGACACAACTGATGATCACTTCGAGCTGGTTCAGGTGACGCTCACACCTCCTATCCGAAAGGGGTGCATCATGATTCGTGTTCGCGGTGAGTCGATGTTAGGGGCCGGGATCCTCGACGGGGACATCGTTGTGCTCGATACGAATATAAGGGAGCCTATGGATGGCGATATCGTGATCGTGACGGTAGACGGCGGATCCACCATGAAATACTGGTTCCGGCGCGACCGAAGGGTCTATCTGGCCCCACACTCCGATCACCATGACCCGATCGATATCACGGACCGGGACGTTGTTCTAGACGGTGTTGTCGTGGAGGTCCGTCGGACGTATCAGCGGGCAGCGGCATACAGAAACGGCGGGTCTGACAGGGTCGAAAAAAATGGGGTGAAAAATGAATCGTAAGGCGTTATCTATTTTCTTGTTCTTTCTTTCTGTATCGGTTCGTGCCGACGCAGGAGAGGATCTGAAGGTCGCGATCGGAACGCACCGGTTGCTCTCCGTCATCAGCATGGTCAAGTCTCGGAAGGTGGATATCAACGGGCGGGAATCCTGGGCCGTTGCTTTTTCCGGTCACCATCACCATGCCAGCTTCAATTATCTTTATTCGATGTCGCGTCCGGCTCCTCATCTATTTGGCGCGATTTTGTCAGCGCTCTGCTATTCCGATTTTATCCAGGAGGACGAGGCAAACGAGATGATCCGTGCCCTTCTGAAAAAAGGAGTTCACCCACCCCGTGACGTTTTGCACGATTGCTCAACTGTCGGGGTGATTCTAAACCTCCCGGTATCGACGGCAAAGATCCTCGTTGCCGCCGGTGCATCACCGCTCTCGGGCGAGGACGGAAAAAACGATTTTGGGTCGCTGCTGTTTCGGGCTGGAATGTCACCTTATTCCGATCTGGTCCGCTTTTTTGTGTCGAAGGGGGCAAATGTGAATTTCCGCCATTCCGACGGGCGGTCGGTTTTGCAGGTCGCAAAGCGGCATTTCGGGGCAGATTCGGAAACAGTTCAATTTTTGATCCAGCACGGGGCCCGGGAGTAGCCGGGATTTATATTCAAAATATTACGCCAAGAGTTCAATATATGACTAAACGGAAACGGCAACGCGAAAACAATCAAACGGCAACTGAAAAAGAGCTTGAATTGCAGTATCTATATCGGTATAAAAGTCTTAAACATAACAATATCAGCGGAATCGCCGCCCGTCTAGTTCAAAGCGGTACAAAATGGGGCGGATTGGTTGCTATCGCATATTTAGCATACGAAGCAATCATAGTACTTGCTGGGCAGACAACAAGGGCTGAGTTTGCTTTTTTAATTATATCGGAGCTGAATACAGACAGTTGGGTAGGATATCTATTCGGGGTGGTTGGGACTATATTTGGGGTAGCAAGTGAGAGGCTTCGCAGGAAAACAATTGCACGCCTTTCCAAAAGAATTGCCGAATTTGAAAAGGAGCAAAATCCTGAAAGACTGAGTTCTGGTTTGACCGAGCTTGGCGAAACGCATGGAGATGATAAATTATGAACAGTGGTCTGTTTTCTATTCTGACACTTTTAAGCTTGTGGGTATTCTGGACCTATCTCTGGAAAGAATACGCAATTTCCCTTTTGCGCGAAGAGCTTTTTTCTCTCCGGGAACAGCTCTTTAATCTCGCACACAAAGAGAGAAAAATCGCGTTTGATTCTGTGGTTTATCGATCTCTCGAAATTACTCTGAACGGAACGATTCGATTCGGTCACTCTCTGAGTCTTATAAAACTATTTATTTTTAATTTCTTGAATGCAGCTGCATATCCAAATAGAAAGGTCGTAAGTAAGTTCCATGTCCAGTTTCTTCGGAGTTTCAAAAAGATAGAAGATAAGGAATTAAAATCTCGCATTGCGAATTTATCCTATCAATATGAAAAAATTGTTGTTATGTATTTCGTGCGCACATCGCTACTATTTGCGGCTTTTGTTGGTGGAGTTATCCTTTACCGTATGTGCGTTGCTGCCACTAAAAAGATGTCGTCTGCCGGTCTCTTCAGAAGATCAGCGAAAGAGACGATCGATGCAATCGTTAATCCGTTTCTTCCGGCTTTAAAATATCAGGCCAGCCAGTCACTCTCACTCGCTGCGTGATTCGATAAATCCTTGACAAAACAAAAAATCTGTGATCTGCAAATCTCATGCAGGATCCGATTGCTCTTTTTGAAATCGATCCGGATGACCGGATCGGACCACGCGAGGCGGCAAAAGAATTCAATCTCGGCTCTCCCCGCACAATCGCCAACTATCGCGACCGCGGCCTCCTGAAGTACGCGCGTCTCAATTCCCGCAAATACATTTATTCGCGAGCGCAATGTCGCGAAGTTCTGAAATCCCATACGATTCCCGCCACCCCGACACCACAGCTTCATTTTTTTGACGCGTAAGCGGAAAGTTTGGCACTTGTTCGAACGATGCGCAATCGTGCGAATCATGTCCGTTGCCACCACCGAAAATTTGTGATTTAATCTCCTCATCAAATTTCAATGTGGAAGCGAAAAAGTTTTTCGCGGGGGGAGACCCCCGCATTTTTCGAGCGATATGGCACTACCGAGACAAAAGCAGAATCACCAGGTCCATCTTTTTGATGCATCACGACCGGCGCCCGGTCCTCTGTTTACGCTGAAGGATATGATCCACTACTTCGTCCTGCTTGTGACGATGGTGGTCTTCTATTTCACGGCGCTGAAAGATCAAGAAGTGCGGATCGCGATCCTTGAAACGAAGATCGATTCTATCACTCATACACTCGAAGATATCAAGATCCAGAGCCGGTCCGTGCTCGACGCTCTCACGCAAGGAAGGTAAACATGGAACGAATCATCACTCTGGCAGTAGGTCTTCTGATCATTCTCGGGTCAAACTTCATGTCGATCATCACGAACGACAGCGTGATCATCGACACGTCAGTCATCAGGCTGACAAATCTCGGAGCGTTGACGCTGACCGGAATCGGTTTGATCATCTACTCCATTCCTCCCGTTGTCTTCGGCAAGATCGGAAAATTTTTCATGTGGGTACTGAGCGCTGTTCGCGGCGGATCCAGCAAAGGCCAGGACGGTGCAGTGTGAAGCACCGGTTCATACAACCTCGTATGGCGAGGGTTTTTTCCCTCTTTACCCTCGCCATCTTTTTCATTCTCGGGTGCCGGTCCGGCCAGATCGGTCCCGTTGATGTAAAGGGTCAGCAGCAGCGAAATGCCGAAACACAGGGTCGTCTGGATCATGCGATCAAAGTTGCTGAGTCGGCGAAGTCGTGTGAAGGAGGGATGAGTGACGAAGAAAAACAGGATTTGATTGCCTCTCTGTACGATGCGAAATCGCGCCTGCGTGAGTGTTCATCCGCCCTGCAAAGACAGGAGGATTACACAAAAGAACAGGGGAAAGAGATCGCGTCCCAGAAACGAGAAATCGACTCTCTGGCATTCTTCGCCCGGATCGGAAAGATAGCGCTCGGCGTTATCGGTTTGCTGTGTGCAGCAGTGATTGTGATGGCAGTGGTTCGATTATACCTCGGAAGGCGGTAATGGCGTATTCGGCAACGGTAAAGGAGCGTGCATACACCCTGTTTCTGATGGGGAACAATCCGGAGCAGGTTGCCGACATTTTGCGCGAGTCGCACCCGAAGATGAGCGCGAACACGATTCGCGCATGGGCTGAGAGCGAGAACGAATCGGGTGAGACCTGGTTCGATCTTCGCGGACGTGTTGATTCAGCGGCCCGCAAGCGGATCGAATCGCAGGCGGCGAGCGAGCGTGCACGGGGTAAATCCAGGGCATCGATGATCGCGGCGGGGCTTTACGATCAGATTGTAAAGGCTCTTGCGGATATGGAGATCAAGTCGATCGAGCAGGCAGTCTATGCGTTTCGCACGATGCAAGAAGCCGCGATCAAACTGGAAGACGCGGAAATGGAACGGTGGCACCCGGTCAACGCGTCGACGGTAGTGCTCGAAGTTCTGGAAGAGATTCCGGATGTGAAAAAGGCCCTCCGCGCGAACTGGGGTCAGTTTACGAAGCGACTGTCCGAGCGCCTTGATCGCGCGACGGACAGTAAAGAGATCGAAGTGGCGGCGATAGAACCGCCGTCTCGAAGGAGATGACATTATGAAAAAATTTTCATTTTTTGCGATGCTTGCGTTTCTCCTCTTCGCAGGATGCGGACCGGTTTTCGCGGAGGAGAACACGATGAACGAAAAAGATCGTCAGTTTCTCGAATCGATTATTGAGCGAGGGGATCGTCAGTACAACCGGCAGACGCAGGAAGAGTTCATGCTCAAGCACATTGTGGTCCGAGAAGACGCTTTTATCAAGCCGTATTCATTCGATGGATATGCCGTATGGCGTGACATCACGCGAAAGGTAAAAAATGCCACGAATGTTGTGTTCCAAAAGGCCGCGCAGGTCACCTACTCAACATGGGCACTCTCTCGGCTCGCGTGGAAAATAGATGGAACACGATTGAAGGCCGGGGTTTTCTTCCCGGACGACACGGCAATGAAGATTTTCGTGCAGGATAGAGCAAATCCATTTCTTGAAGATTCAAAATATCTGCGAAAGCAACTGGCCTCCGGCGATGTAAATAACACGAGTCTGAAACGCCTTACCGATGCAACCCTGGCATTCCGCGGGACATGGTCAAAAACAAAAGTCAAATCGATCGACCTGGACATCGTTATGCTCGACGAGGTGGATGAGCACGATGCCGAAAATATTGAATTCGTACCCGACCGGATGCTGGCGTCAAAACTCGCCTGGATGATGGCCGGTTCCCAGCCCTCCTTTCCCGACTTCGGGATCAACGCGATGTATAAAAAATCGACCGCGTCAAAATGGTTGATCCGGTGTTCGTGCGGTCACTGGTCGGATCTGGTTCAGCGCATGCTCGAAGACCCGGAGATGGTAATCAGAACCGGAAAGTCCGGCAGTCATTACGTATGCGAAAAGTGCGGAAAGAAACTCAATAATCAACGTGGCGAAAACGTAGCGACGAATATTTCTCATCCGATTCCCGGGTTCCTGGTTTCGCAACTATACACCCCGCTCGATCCGTTCCGCGTAATTGATCGATTCAGGAATGCGAATACTACCTTGAAACGAAAGGCTTTTTATATTTCCGTTATCGGTGTCCCGTATACGACAGATGAAGAGCAACCGGTTACGCAAACTCTTCTCGATCAATTCCGGGGTGATCAGACTCTCCGCTCCGGATCGGAATGGTTCACATACTTCGGGGCAGACCAGGGCGATATCGTCCACATGGTCTTTGCAGAACCGACCACCGATGCCCGTCTGAGGATCATCGGACTTGCGAAGCTTTCTGTTCTTGATGAGGTCGCGCACCATGCGAAGATCGAAGCGTTTTCAGTTTATTCAGGAATCATCGATGCGATGCCGAACAAAAGCTGGGCCCTCCGTCTCGCGCTGCGCTACCCGGACAACATTCGTATCCAGTATTTTTCAAAACGATTCGCAGAGAAGAACGAAACGATCCCCGGTGACGATGAGGGTGTCGACGTGGTTTTCGCGAATCGGGACGAGTCGTTGCAGGATACGATTGATGCTATCAAGGCAGGGATGTTCATCTTTCCGGATAAGACCCGCCTGTCCGGACCGGACCTTGCTCTGGCTGAAGAATTCGACACTCATCTGAAAAACCTGATTCGGGAGCGAGGAGAAGACGCGTCCGGAAAGCCGGTGTATCAGTTCAAAAAGAAAATCGCGAACCACTTCGGGATGGCACTGAACTCTCTGCGACTCGCGTATGAATCTTCCGGCGAATCGGAAGGGGTCTCGCCGCTCGTATCATAAGAAACGGAAACGGAAAAGGGAAACGGAATGGATCAGTTCAAACTCACAATCAATCTTGCGAAGGTGGATCAACAGGATGCAGTCCTGATGAAAAACATCGTCAACGACGTTCAGCTTTACGATCGCGATCTCGGTGACGATGGTGAAACGTTGAAGGTCAAAAACAGCACCGGCCTTGAAGAGGTGGTGTTGCGCGGAACCGGAACGTTTTTGCTGATCGAATCTCACTGGGAGAACTCCGATCAGGCAGCCGGTATCGTTGCGGGCGCAAGGGCTCCCGTTGAGGTGCAACTTCAAGTTGCCGGCGTGTGGTCAACGTCATGGCTGCCTGGATCCCGTTTTACATTTGAGGATTGCGGAACGATAACCGGATTTCGCGTTCGCAATCCGGACGCTACCGATCATGTCTCGAAAGTACGGTTCATCCACGGAGCGGTTTAACGATGTGGGAGATCGATAAAAAAGCGGGGATTGCTCGTCTCGGCGACTGCGAGATCGGTAGAGACGGGACCGGGCGGATCAAACTCGCTTCGGCGAGTATCGTTGCAGCTCAGGCAGTCCTCTCGGCGCAAGAGGCAAAACCGGTTATCGAAGGTGATTATCTCACGGTTCCGTTTCGTTCTCTATCTGCTGTACTGATCGAAGGGTGGTGGCTTGATCTGACGGATGAGGCTATGCTCAGAGCGGCAGTCCCTCTTTTTGACAGAGTTACAATTTATGGGAATCACAAACCAGACGTAAACGCTTGGCTTGGGGTTATGATGAGCCCGACATGGTCGCCGGCGAGCGGCTCGAATCCTGCCGGAGTGAATACTCTTTTTAAGATCGATGCGAAGGAAAACCCCCGTATCGCGAAAGGTCTCACGATGGAGCCACCGGCTATCAATGCCGCATCAGTTGAGATTCGATTCGCTGCACAACGATCCCATTCTGATATGGGGTGGGAGTTCTATGAAAATCTTGGCCGGGAGGTGGACGGAGAAATCGTTCGCTATCTCGTGACGAAGATTTTTCGCATTCCGGAGGTTTCACTGGTTTATTCCGGTGCGGATCCGAATGCGCGGCAATTATCGGTCCCTGGAATCAACATGGAGGAAAAAGGAAACATGGAACCAAAAAACGACATCGAAAAGGTCGATTCAAAAAAACTGAAGGCGCTGGAAGCGGATAGCGCGGCTCTCGCTGAACTGAAAAAGGAGATCGGCGATGTCCCCGTGTCGGCCCTGCTCGACGCGAAGAAGTGGCACGACGGCGTACTCGAAAAAAATCGAGAAGCGGCGGTTGCCGCCTATCAGCTCGCGAAGGGTGAAGCGGCAAAGCCCGAGATGATCGAGATGATCAAATCGGCCAACTTTGCGCAGGCGGCTGCGTTCCTTGATGAGTTTCAGAAGGAAACGGACTCACGGCACCAGCTAAAGTGTAAGAAGTGCGGATCGCTCGAGATCTCGCGCGAACAATCTGCCGGTTCCTCGATTGAGACGGACGAACAGGAAGAATCTGGATTCAATTACGAGGATTACAAGATCGGGAAAAAGTGAGCCCGTCGTTAAACGCAACAGGAGCGCCGCATTTGAACGCTTGATTCAATAGCGTCGCGATGGTGGGGGCAGCGGTTTGGAACTCTCTGGAACCGGTTTCCCTGGCGCACACGGGCAATGATTTACAGGTCGACAAAGTCATACGACATAACGAGCACAAAACGGGACAAAATGGGACTTTTTACGAGAAAAAAACGGACCGGTGACGATGCATCCGCAATGATGACTGCGGATCTCGCCACATCACGCACGTCCGAGCAGGTTGTGGCGGATGTAACTGCGTCAGTGCAGCCATCCTTCCCGATCTGGTCGATTGACCTGATCCGAAAGCTCGTGCTGACAACGCCGGATCTGGCACAGGCAATGCGTCGGAACGTTTTGCTCACGAACGCCGGATTCACATTTTCGCTGAAGGGCGCCTCGAAGAGGACGCAGGAGGCGGCACAGCTCGAGATTAAAAACTTTTTCGACGAGCACCCCGGACTGACGAAAAAACTGACCCGTCAGATTTTTATTTGCGGGGCACTCAGCGCGGAAGCAATCCCTGCACTGAATCTCTCCGACGGGATCGACGAAGTCCGGCTGGTGAAAGCGGAGACGATCCGATTCAAAAAAGAGATTCTAAAAACAGCGAAAGGGGAGCGATCACGATTCGTCCCGCATCAGCAGCAGAATGTGGGACTCGTCCGGCTCGATTCTGATCTTTACCGCTATGAAGCAATCGAAACCGATGAAGATTCTCCGTATGCGATTCCCCCCTTCATTTCAGCTATGCGATCGGTGATCCGGCAGCACCGTGGAACCGATCAGCTCGACTCGATTTTTGAACGGATCGGCATGTTCGGCTTCCTGTCGTTTTTACGAAAAAAGCCAAAGGTGAGGCCTGGAGAAGACAATGCGAAATACCAGTCACGGATAATGAACGAGCTCAAGGATTTACGCGATTCGGTTACAAAAAAACTCAAAACCGGCATCATATTCTCGTACGATGACACGAAAGTCGAGCACAGCAACGTTACCGGTGACACACGAGGATTCCAGGACGTCTGGCGGGCAAATGAGGAACAGCTGGCCTCCGGGATCGACACCGATCTGTTTTTGCTCGGTCGGAGCTATTCGTATACCGAGGCATATGCGAAGGTGGCTGCTCGGCTGTTTCAGATGAAACTTCCTGAAATCAACATGATGATCGAGCGCTTTTATAAAACGACGCTGACGTATCATCTCCGTGCGAAGGGGTTCGTGTTTGATCGCATCTCCGGAAAATTTGAAATCACATCGATCGATCCCGTTGCAGATGCGGCTGCCGAAGAGGCAAAATGGCGGGCGACTCAGCAGCGCGATAACGTCCTGTATGCACGGGTAAACAACGGCATCATCAAACTCGACGACGCGGCTGTTGAAATGGGATATGAGAAGGCGACGGGAACCCCGCGCCAGCTGAGTCCACCTGTGCAATTTGGAATATATGAAGACGAGAATGTCATCTCATTTGAGAGGGCAAAAAAAAAACGCACACCTGCGGGTGCTGCGGTGATGACGTAGACGCAGCGGCACTTGCCGTGCGAAACGCCCGCCTCGGTTCGAAGGATCTTGATGGCGAGCGAATCCTGAACAAAATTCAGGAGGATTTTCTGCGGTCGTTCTTTAATACATACGGCGCCGCGATCGATCAGTTCGTTCGCGCTGCCGGGAAACTCATCGATCGGGATGATGCGGTTCCGGCGATCGTGAATCTGTTTCGCAAGGAATTCGGAACGAAATTTCCGGATGCGGTGTATTCCGATCTGGCAACCGTCATGTCGGACACCTGGAAACTAGGAATGACGTTCCCCGTGTCGGCAGATTGGAGCAAGGCGAAGCCGCCGAAGCACGCGATCGAGTGGTTTGCGAAGGCGAATCACTTCGATATTGGCCGGACGTTCCCGGATTACGAGGAGAAGATCCGTGAAGCCGCTGTTTCGGCTCTGGCGACCGGAGACAACAAAAAGGCGCTCCGGAAGCTGGCCTCGGAAATCCCGGGGGTGCTGGACGACGAGAGGTTACGAAATCGGCTCGGTGATGTCGTACGAAATATGCAGAATCGCGCGTTCACATTTTCCCGCGTGAAGGGGATGGAAGCGGCCGGGATTACTCGAGCTGAGATCGTCGCCGTGATCGATGATCGAACGTCTGCGATCTGTCTGATCCTCGACGGGAAAACGTTCGAGCTTCGCACGGTGAGCACGTTTATCGATGAGTTTATCTCGACGGAATACGATGAAGCGTTCTGGGGAAAGTTCAGGAACCCGTCATTTGAACCGTCGAAGGATGAGGTGCAGGAAGCGGGATCCCGTCGCGATGCGATCAAAAAAAAGCACGGGGATCTGATGAAGTCATCCGGCGATGATGTTCTGAAACAGCTCGGGCACCCGACATCGCCGTTTCACTACAAGTGTCGAACGCTTGTGATTATGAGCGAGTAATTTTTTGAAGGAGAAAGGATATGGCATTAAAAGGTATTGGTGTGGATAACGAAGGTGCAGTCGAATCCGATGAGATTTTGACGTTCGAACACACCGCACTCGTTGCGGCGAACGAAGGGAAGCTGGTAAAAATTTCAGCCAGCAACACAGTCGCATTGTGCGCGGATGGTGACCCCTTCATCGGACAGATCTTGAAGGTGGAGAAAAACAAAACCTGTTCAGTGAAGTTGGACGGGATCGTAACGATTCCCTATACGGGCGCTGATCCAGCGCTTGGATTCAGCCCCCTTATCGCCGATGCGGCTGGAGGAGTAAAAGTCGGAATTGGAACAGGCCCGGATCAAATTCGTCGTGTGATCAACGTGGATGTTGCGAACAAGATCGTCACATTCCTGTTCTGATTTGACGAGTGAAATAAAAATATAAATTAACTTTTTCGCCTCCATCGATGGAGGCCTATTTTGTCAGCTACAAAAAAAATTATCTCTCTCAGTCTTGAGAAAGGGATGTATACCGAAGCGAAGCGTTTGGGTATTTCATTTACGGATCTTCTGGCGCGAGAGGAAAAAAAACAAGGCTACGCGCCAGCAGGTGATGCAGCGAAGCTCGATGCATTTGAGCGACAGCTCGTAATGAATGAAATCAATTCAAAAGCATCACTCGTTGAAGAATTCTTCAAAACCAGCGAGTCTGCCGTTCTGTTTCCGGAATATATCTCGCGTCAGATCGAGCTCGGTATGGAAATCGGAAAGCGGGAAGTGAAGATGTCCGATATCGTTGCTGCGACCGAAATGATCTCGAAATCTGGCGCTGCCCGTATCCCAGCAATCGATCTCGCGAATTCGAAACGGAAATCTGCAAAGGTGGCGGAGGGAGCCGAGTTCCCGAAGGTGCAGATCAAGTTCAAGGACAAAACGGTCGTTCTCGAAAAAATCGGAAAGCAGTTCGAGTTTTCATATGAGGCGATACGCCGCATGTCGCTTCCGGTAGTAAACCTGCTTTTGCAGCACATCGGACATGAGCTGGCTCTTCAGAAAACTGAACAGGCACTCCTTGTCATGCGTGATGGTGACGGGAATCCAGGTTCAGCGGCAGATCAACCTGCCGGGATAGCAACATGGACCTATGCACGGTACGTTGAGCTCGCACTGGGAGCGTCACGAGGCCATGAGTTCACGCACCTCTGCATGAATAACCTCATGCTTCAAACGATCCTCACAGACGATGTGAACTTTAAGCAGTTCCAGTCGGTGAACATCCTCGAGCGGTTTTTGACGACCGGTGAAATCACCGATTTTCTTGGCGTTAAATGGACAATCCATCCGGATGTCGATAACGATGCGATCCTTGCGTGGGAACAACGGACAGGGCTCGTCGAGTACAAAGAGGCCGGGTCGCAGATTGTCGAGTCGGACAAGATCATCGAGAAGCAACTCGAAAAAACTGTCATCTCGGAGACGGTAGCGTTCGGTAAACCGTTCAGCAATACGGCCCGCTGGCAGATAAAGTAACCGCGATGTTGAATCAAATTGAAGATGCGAAACAACTGATCGGGATCGATCCGGAAGCGATCGGCCTCAGCGATGACGTGAAGCTTTCAAACGACGTTACGCCGTTTGAGCAGTATTTGCAATCCGCATCGCTGATCACAAAACGCCAGATTCAATTCTGGGGTGGGGATGTAGATCATCCGGGTGCGAATGAGCTGGCGGCAGAAATCCTGCTCCTTCGCGCACAGATCGTGATCGATCACGAGGTTGTTTCACTCACGGATTTCGATGAGATTCAATCCGGAGGATCCGGCGGCATGCGGTTACGATCGAAACGGATCACGCGTGAGGAGAGAGGCGAGATTGTCGCCGATCTCCATACCCGTGCTATGAATCTGGTGACCGGTGAAGATCCGGCGGATTTCGCAGGGGTTCTTTGAGTCAGAAGATGCAGATGCGACGCGGCTTCAAGCGGACCGCTCAATGGCAGTTCACGATTCTCGTGCCGGATGGCCGGATCGGGAAGGTGGCCGCGACCGCGAAAATGTCGTATCGCATCGGTTGTGTCGTGAAGGGGATTTATATCCCGCAACGGTCTTACAGTTCGCACGGCCCCGGGGGGGAGCGGACCGGGAGTAGCGAGGCGTTTCAGATTCTTCCGGAATCTGTGGCGCAGATTCAGTTTGATTCAAAATGCCGCGTCGTTCGCGGCGATATGCAGGGCGGCACCTGGAAGGAGTCCGACGAGTATGCGATCAAGCACATCCGTCGAGAACCGGATACGGGGAAATTTTATCTTCTGCATGCAGAGATAGAACAGTCCCCTCGAGGAGATAGATGAGGTTACTGATTCAAAATGACGGAATCGGAAAGGCTTTGAAACGAATGGGTTCGAAGTTTCCGGCAGAGCTGTCCCGCGCGACAAAACGGAACGCGCGGGTGGTTCAGCGCGTTGCCGTCCAGGGGATCCGGACGAACTCCCTTGCACATAACAGTATCCAGAACTGGGCCCCGCTCTCCGAACGTTACAGCATTATCAAACGTTCGCGTGGCGGCAGCTCGAAGCTCCTGATCGGTGCAAACGTACCGGCATCGTCCCGGGATCCGTCCCATGCCGCAGGCGCGTTGATGCGCAGCATCGAGGTTACGGATGTTTCTCCTCTGCGCAGCGAAACCGGAACGAATATTCCTTACGCGCGCGCACTCGATAAAGGGTATGCGCCGAGGAATCTACCGGCAAGACCGATTTTTTTACCTGCCGCAGAAGAGGCGGGAGACGAAATGAAATCGAACTGGGACGAGGCAATTCGAAGGGGGACTTCGCCATGAGAGCTCTTCATTTGCAGTACATGCGTGAGCTGGCAGCGGAGATCTCGCACGGAGGAACAACTCCGTTTTTTACTCCGAAAGCGCCCGAACCGAACCGGTTTCTGGAGATCGAACCTCCGGCAAATCGGTACCGCGAGCTGATTCCGTTCGCCGTGGTTGTGAGCCTTCCATCGCGCCCGGAACGAGACGGTCGAGTCCGCCGATTCCTGCCACCCGGCAAAAACAAAACGCCGGGGCCGCTGTTCGGGATGAAAACGATTCGCAAGCTGCGGAGGTTGTTTTCGCAAAAGTACCATTATCGCCTGGAGTTCTGGGTCGAAGATCCGGCCGATGATGTCGTCTCAGACCCCCGGCCGGAGACGAATGAATTCGCGATCTATGATCTCGAATTGCCGCGAGAGTCCGGGATCATTGATCAGGCGTTGGTGTATGTGAATGCGAACAGGTATTTCACAGACGGCGTCTCACCGGTGCTGGTCACGCCTATCGATTCCGGAATCGTTACCGATCCGGCCGGCGAGTTGAGCATCTACAAGGTGTTCGTAGAACTCGAGTTCAACGATGGAATTTATTCTGTGTCAGAGTATACATCTCTTGATGGTGCGGATATCAATATTGCAAGGAGTTAGAGATGAAATTCAAGGAATACGTAGAACAAAACAAAATTTCAAAGTACGTTGCAGCGGCGTTTCGCTCGCATCTGAAATGCGAGGATGATTCGGATGTTCCAGAGATAAAGCTGCTGGAGGAATATGCCCGTTTTTCCGGCCGCGAAAAGGTCGAACATGCGAATCCGCATAAACCGAAACCGGGAGCTACCGCCCCGCCGGAAACACGATCGACTGCCCCCGCATCGGAGACATCAAACACATCCGACGACCCGCAGAAAAAAAAGCGGTAACGAATCGTAATCACTCAAGGAGAGCAACATGGCAACAGGAAAGGTAACGGTACAGCACGAAAACGGCGGCCTCGGCAATTCGCAATTCATCGCCGATCGGATCCACGCAAAGGTGGGTCAGGCAGAAGGTGGAACCGCGAACAAGATCGAAATGATCCTGAACGGTGAACACGCGAAAAGCATTTTTGTACAGGGGGCTCTCGTCGATTCTCTTGTTCAATACTTCGAGGAGTTCGATGAAAACCTCGGACAGGTTCCGCAACCGGTTCTCTGTGTCCGACCGGACAACGACGTGGCTGGATCAGTCGATGCGGCGATCAAAGATGCCGGCACCGGAATCGCGGCACTTCCAACTACGGCAGGCGTCCCGACCGGTTCGCGACTGGTCTTTCTGAAGTTCACAAAAGCGGGTGCCCACGGAACGGCGGAGTTTCGCAGATCGACAGACGGCGGTGTCACGTACGAGGCCCCGCTCGTCACTCCCGCATCCGGAAGCCCCATCACACTCGCTGCCGGAGTGACAGCTACGTTTGTGGACGATGGAGCTACCCCTCCAGACACGTTCCATGCTGACGACATCTATCGGTTCGTCATCAACGGACCTTCCCCGTCGGTCGCCTCAAAGCTTACCGCAGGCGAATCCCTCCTGCGCGAATACCGGCTGCGCATGACACATTTCATCGGCGGCGTAGATCGTGCGTTCGCTGAAGCCGTGAAGCTGATGTTCCTGGATATGGAGACCCTGCACGACAATCCGGCGTTCGCGATCCTCGAAGCGAAAAGCTTCGCAGAACAAATGGCACCCGGAGCTGCCGAAACCGCAGCGAACATTGATCTCTACTATCAGCAGATCGATGCGGAGTTCGACCCGTTTTACGACGATCGTGTCGCAATCGTTCCGGTTCGCGGACGATACATCCCCGGAGGGATCGCTGCCGCCGGAGGGTATGACGCGATCGCCCGTTCCGGACCGGCCGGAGTCTGGCGAAATGCGGCAACACTGCTGACCGCTCACATCTGCGCGGGGCCCGTGAATGAATCCGCCGCGTACGTGAAGCGGCATCGCTCTCGAACGATGGTCGAGGTCGAGCACTGGGATGCCGGATACCAGAACTGGATGGATACCCTGCACGACAAAGGGTTCACGGTCCTGAAGGAGTACAACAATTTCGAAGGTATCTACCTCGCACGCGATCTGATCAAGAGCCATCCCGATTCCGATTTTCGTGGGATCCCTGAACGGCGTCGCGCAGACAAGATGGATCGAATTCTGTATCAGGCATCGCTCCCATATCTCAACGCCGATACCGGCATTACCGATCTGGATTACGTAGGAGGGGTCGTTCGTGCAGCGGTTTCTGCGAAGATGATGAATCCTACGTCACCGGAGATTTCCGGGTTCGATATCGTTCTCGATCCGGATGGAACGTTTCAAAGCACAGGAACGTTGATGGCACGGATGTCGATGAGCCTGGCAAACAGGATTGGATCGATCTCCTGGACGACAACGATGTCGCGGGCATAATTTTTTAAGGAAGGAGTAATCTCATGCCAGAAGGAAAAGTTTTAAAGCCGGGTGATATCATCCCGCAAGCCGGTGCCTGGGAAGGATTCCAGGCCAATATTTTCGGATTCGAGATGATCGACTTCACGTCGTTCGACTTGATTTACGAAGCGGAATTCGAAACAAATTACGGTAAAGGCGGGCAACCGGTAAGCTGGTCGATCAAGAAATACAAACGAACCGGTGGAGCGACGCTCGGCCTCGAACAGATGACCGATCTATTCAATGAAGCGACCATTTTCGGTGGTGATTTATTGATGCTGCCGCCGCTCCCGGTCACGGCGAGTTGTCAGATGGAAAAGTACATCTTCAAATTGATCATTCCGGCCGCGAAGATCATCAAATTCCCGCTGAACTGGAAAGAGGGTCAGTCAAAAACGGAAGTTCCGCTTGAATTTGGAATTACCAGCTATCCAATCATCAAACTGGTATAATCAAAAAAATAAGAAGGAGAACAACATGTCAAACGAAAACAATGGAATCGTCCAGGTTATGGGGATTGAAGAGGCGAAGAGCCACCTTCCTTCATCATACGTTCCTGTCGATGAGGAGTTTATCGAAAGATACCGCGAGCCGATCGACCAGCTGAAGGCCAGGCACGCCGATAAAGGCGGACTCCTCATCCTCGAGGTCGATGAGTATTCTGGAATCTTCAGGATCCCTGGCCGTGAGCATCTCAGCAGGATCTCAAAAAAGCAGAGCCAGACTAACCGCTCCGATGCATTGCAATCAGATCTGGAACTGTGCGGATATTGCCTTATTTATCCGTCCCTGGAAACGTTTGAAGGATGGCTTTCAAAGGCTCCCGGTCTTCCATCAGCATTTGCAAAAAAGCTGCTGGATGAATCAAAAATAACCTCGGAGGCGATTGCAAAAAAGCTTTAACCGCCAGTCGTGCAGACATCGAAGCGGGGGAAGGAGTTGTCGAGCTCCTTTCTGCTCACTACAACCTTCCCCCGCTTGAATCTGAGGAAACCTCTGTTCTCATGCGGCGAGTGGCGGAGATTGAATTTCTCGAAAAGCATCTATCCGATCGGATGATTTATTCGATTAAAAAGGCTTTGTCAGAGTAAAAATATTGACTGAAATTATGCTGACGTTATACTGTAAATATGAACGGAGAAGAAACCAAACGCATCCCATTCCGGGAGCGGTTTCCCTACGTTGCGGAGAATGCACCGGTGCGTTTCGGTATATATCTGCGCTTTTTGCCGGTCGTCATTTTCTTGTTGATTCTCGCCATCATTCCTATCGCCGTCATTTTTTCGTTTTTCGTTCTCCATTTAATTTTCGGATAAAATCTTTCCTCCTTTCCGGAGGAAATCCATGAGCTCCTCCGTTTATGAAACGGGCCTTGCCGTCACGGCATACGATGGCGCCACCGCCGTATTCCGAAAGATCGGATCTCACTGGGATTCCGTAAAACAAAAACTGAAAATGTCCGACACGGATATGGCCTGGGTAAAGCAGCTTGAAAAACGAATCCTCATCGCCGGTTCTGTCTTTGCGATCGCCGGCGGAATGTTCATCTCGACAGTCGGAAGCATGACCCGATCGCGTATCGCGATCGAGGAGCTCACGGGTGACATCCGTACCCTCGGTGCTACGGACTCAGAGATCCAGAAAATCGAAACGGCCACTGCGAATCTTTCGGCGCGCCTTGGCCTCAGTCAGTCGACACTTCTTACCGGGGTCTACGACATCAAGAGTGCGGTGTCGACGCTGGACATGTCTACATTGCCTGAGTTTACCGAGGCGATCGGCAAAACTGCAATCGCGACGAAGGGCTCGTTCGAGGAACTCAGCAAGACGTTCGGGATGGTGTATAACCAGTTCGCGCATCGATACAAACATCTGAGCGATGTTGAGTTCGCGAAAAACCTCGCAAATAATGTGACGTGGATGGCAAACAAGTTTCGTGCTGACGGCGAAACGATCAATCAGGCGTTCACCACGCTCGGCTCGTCGGCGGCCGTTGCCGGCATCACGCTCGAAGAGCAATCAGCCGTGATCGGTCGCCTCCTGAATACGATGGTTCCGTCAACTGCTGGAAACAGCTTTCGCGTCTTCATCGATAAGCTCGACACCGGTCTTGCGAAAATCGGGATCTCGAAGATTGATCCGGTTACAAAGAAAATGAAGTCCATCCCGGACATCCTCGATGAGATCTCGAAAAAATACCCGGACATGGGGAAGTCGGCGAAGATCCTGAACGAGGCATTCAGCGAGGAAGGGCTCAAGATGATCAAAGAGCTCACCCCTCATACGGCCGCTCTTCGCGACGACATGGCGGAAATCGCATCCGCTTCGATGGGAAAAAACTGGAAATTCCTCGACGAAGCGTCGGCGAAAAAGCTGGAAACACTTCCGGCGAATCTTCGCCGTATTCAGGAGGGGTGGACGTCGCTCTGGGGACAGATCTCCGGCGCGTCATCCGGCCCGCTGCTGACCGCAACATCACTCCTGGCAGACATGCTCGAGTGGTTTGTGAAAATCGCCGGCGAGCACCCGCGCTTTGCAAAATTCATCGGGACAACTGCGCTTCTGGTGACCGGATTGACTGCACTTGTCGCCGGTATCGTCGCGGTCCGATCGGCAATGATGATCTGGACGATCATGAACTACTATAATACCCTCGCCCAGTCGGCGAATCTCACGATGTCTTCAGCTCATGCGATCGGCCTGAAGGCCCTCGGGACATCGTTTGTTTCGGCAACCACAGCCGCCTGGGGCTTCACCGTCGCGCTTCTGACGAATCCGATCACCTGGATCGTTCTCGGGGTTGTGGCTCTTGTGGCGGGACTTGGCGCTCTAATCTACTACTGGGATGATGTTTCCGCGGCAACGACAAAATGGTTCACGGAGACGAAAGCAGCATTCTCGAACTTCGCAATCCCCGGATGGGTGCAGGGTCTCGCAGCATGGTTGATGCCATTGGTCACACTGCCACTTCTTGCAATCGCTCACTGGGAGACACTTAAAGGGATCGCCGGGGACCTCTTCGCTGGAAATCTAGAAGGTGCCGTTGACAAGATAAAAAACCTTGCGAAACGAGCCGGATTCGGATTTATCTTTGCGTTCATTGACGGTATCAAAGCGGCCGCGTCAGATCTGTGGAGCGGAGTCGGCACGCTATTCGAAAAACTCGATCGATACCTCCCGCACTCCGACGCGCGCGAAGGGCCTCTCTCCAGACTGACCGCATCCGGACGTTCACTCGTGACAACATTCGCAACCGGGATGATCGCGGCAACCCCGATACTTGCGAACACCAGTGAAGATCTTGCGAAGGAGGCGCTCCGCACACCTACCATCGTATCAGAAACACTGTCTGGTTCTGGAGGATCCGGCAGCAGTCCAAAATTCGCGTGGAACGGCGATCTACACATGACTCTCCAGTATCCGAAAAGCAACTCGCGATCTGAGTTCAGAACTATGATTATTGAGATCCTCACAGAGATTATAGACAAAGAAACTCATGGCGGTGCTGCGTGATAAATCTCGGCGGAGTCCCTCCGGTCAGCGCCGGCCAGATCGTCGATTCGTACGAAATCGCATTCGGCGACCCTCTGATCCTGTCCGGTACAGGGGAGAATAAAAACGTTTCATTTCGGTTCCCGCCTGGAACGAAGATAGGTCTGTCACAGAACCGAATCATGACGGCAACCAAAGTACCTGATCGGTCCGGATCGATAAAGGAGATGAGCGGGTTCGATGACTGGAAAATAGATATCGAATTCAATCTTGTCCTGCCAGTCTACAACGACATGATCCAGAGAACAGACACAAGGATCGATCGCGTGGCAGATTTTCTCGGCTTTCAATCGATCATTGATGCACTTAAAAAGCTACACCGCGTCTGGAAGCAAGATCGAAAGCTCTCTGTTCTGAATGCGAAAATGAATGCACTCGAAATCGAATATTTCGTTGCCGAACAATTTTCAATCCCTGACAACGAGACGTATCACCACCAACCGGTGCGTCTCTCCGGATTAAGTGACACCGATTACGAACTGATTCTCGAGGGGCAGGCATGATCGTCATCTGGAGAGATCGCGACACGTTCGAACGGCTTGCCGCCCGCTGGCTTGGTGACTGGACGCTTGGCCCGTTCATTCGAGACCGCAACGGAATCGGTGCGATCGATCCAGACGCATACACCAGAATCGAAATCCCTGACGATTTTCCAGGAGCAGAACAGAAATACCTCGTCCAGGATGGAGATAGCTGGGAAAGCGTCTCTGCTTTGCATTATGGATCAGAGCGAGGATCAGAGCGAATCCGCAATGCGAATCCCGGTTCCCATATTTATGAACGGGTCGGTGAAAAAATCATCGTTCCGGCGCTGATCAACACCTCGAAGGTGAAGAGGTTGCGAAGTGCTTAACCTCGACTTCAAACTCCAGATCGGAAAGTTTTCAGTTCCGCATATCGTCCGTGCGGAGTGGAAGCACTCTCGCAGCGTTTTCGTGCAGGAATTTTCAGTGATCCTCCCTCCTTACAAAAACATTGATGAGGTAAAAAAAGGGGAACGCGTAAAATTTTTCTGTGGCTACAAAGAAGTTCATGGGGAGAATCTTCCACTCGAATTTGAAGGGCTCGTCTATGAAATTGGTGCTCCGAACTTCCGCGAGACGGACGATAGTGAGGCGTATTATCGACGCACCGGCGGGGCTCGCGAAGGGAGGATGATCGAGATCAAAGCGCGCGATCCTCTGTACGAACTGAACTTTGTTCCGGTTTCAAAAATCTGGAAGCCGAGCAATAAAAATGCAATGAGGACATCGATATTCTGGAAGATGCTTTCTGATCTTGTCGGTCTTCCGATCAAGATGCAGTATGATCCACATGCAATCAATCAGTCCGATGGAATAGAGCTGGCAATTTTTCAGGGGATGTCGGTCATGAAAGCGTTCGTTATAATACATCGCATCCAGTTGAACGGCCTCGGACTCGACATCTATTACAGGGACGGGGCGATAGTTCTGCGCGATCCAGGCGACATTGAACAGATGCAAAATGAGATTGGAGTTTTTGTATTCGGAAAAAATATCATTGACGATGAACTATTTTCCCGCCCGGGGTCGGAGATAAAGGTTCGCGTACGCGGATACAATCAAAGCAACGGGTACTATATCGAGTCAACATACCCAACTTTGCTTGATCTGAAAAACATTCGTGTATTCAACCGACATGAATCTGCCACCGGCGAATATGCTGATTCCGTTCTCTCAGAAAAAATAAAAAACGACTACACAGAACAATTGTTTGATCTGGCTGGCGTCACTTCGATTGCTGATGCAAAAAGAAAAGCAATGAATATATGGGAGGAGATCGCGGGTGAGGGATTTCAGGGATGGTTCAGTTCATTCGGCTATCCATCAGCCAGTATCGGTGATGTGATTGCGATCAGGGATCCGTCGAACCGCCTCCGTTCCGGTCTCGCAATCGTCGATGCTGTCGAAAAAAAATTCGACTGGTCAAGCGCTTCGTAT